CTCATAAAGGGAACAAGACCTCTATCAATTACCCTAGAACCCGTAGTTGTCCTCGTAAAAGTCTCTGTGAGAAGAACTCTTGTTCCACTTCTTTGCTGACGTTGCCTTTCAATGGTTTCACGGAATACCTGATCTCTTCTCCAACCCGTGGTAGTTCTACCACTTTGTTCCTGCCACCTTTGACTACGGCTTCCAGCATCTCTTGTTTCACTTCCGGTCCAAACAGTTTGCCAAGAATTCCAAATATTTTGAGCAAATCCTGCTTGAGGATCAAATCCTGTAGTAGCAGCTAATGTAGCAACCACTTGATTAAAATTCCCCTCTCTGTTAATAATTCTAGGTTCTAAATTTACAACATCAACCCAATTATCGGATGCAGGAGTCAGTTCTATGTCTCCATTCCAATAAGCAACAATAAATGGGGTAACTGCTTCCCATCTGGTTCCAAATTCTTGCTTTATCCATTCAACTTCAGCATAATCTAAGGTTATAATATCATTTTCCCGTCTTACATTAACTCCTTCCACAGAAGTGAAATCAAGGTCCGCAGTTGCATCAGTATTAACTACTGGTCCAAACATTAAATCAACAGCAGTTGTATAATGAGTTGGCCTTGCTTCTTTATTTCTACCATCTATACTATTTTTAATAGGATAAGATGTATCTTGAGGTTGGAAGGTTTCAAAATTATCAACAAAGAAACCAGATTTAAATCTGTTTAATCCATCACCATCAGGAACAAAGAAACTAGAAGTATTCGTTTCTAGTAATGATAATGCGGTATAATACTCTAAATTTTTAATTCTAGTTTCAAGTGCAGCGATATCACGCATTTGATATCTCTGATAATTTAAGAAATCAATAGAAGCATCACTTACATTATAAAGATATGGTGGAAGAGTTACAACACCAATCTCCAATGCATCATCAATAGGAATTGGTTTCTGAGGATTCTCCGAAGGAGTTCCATATACTACCTGCAATTCCCCAGATTTGGTTATAAAGATTCTGTCAATTCTACCCAAATAATTAGAGAAATCAATGGTAATAGACTCATCAGATGCAAGCATATTTGCTGCGGAACTACCACTTGAATTAAAGGTTCTTCCGTAGAATTCTAAAGGTGACCTTGCACTTTCTGTCGTTGAATAATCCGATACTCTGGGACGAATATCAATCATATTCGCATTAGGAATATTATCTACTGACGTAATATCACCATAATTATAAGTTTGATATGAATTTACTGTGGTAATATCACCTTCATCGGTTGATTCATAATAAGCACTTTCAAAATAAATTTTCAATCCTTTAGAAGGAGCATTAGCAGTTGATTTTCTAATCAATCTACCAAAATCATAAAAAGTATTCTCTTGTCCGTTATCATAGTTATAACTACCAGTTATATCATAACTTGGAGCATCTAAAGTAGAAACAACTGCTTGAGCAGTAGATTCTTGGAATATTACAGTTTCGCCTTCCTTAAATCTATTATCATTTTGATAAAGGAAAGAAATTTGAGAATTAGATAATTTCTCAGCACACAGAGCAATTGCGTTACTTGTCTGACCTACTAACTGTTCTCCAATAATCAATTCTGTAGTTGTAGTGGATGCTGTAGTAAGGGAACTTAAATCTACCGTAGGAGCAGATGCACCTGATGTATCCGAAGATTCAAAAACTCCATATATTTTAACTATATCGGGAGTATTTAAAGATAAGAGTTCATCTTGAACTCTGGTTCCATATGGATAAGTACCATAAGTTAATCCATCATCAAGAGATGTAGATCCAATACCCGATCCTTGTGTTTTTGACTTATTAACGACAAGATTATTAACCCTATTTCTTACTTTAATCTTAGCAGTAGGATTTGATTTATTAAGAGTAGCAACCAAAGTTGTTCTATTAATTGAATCATTAGACCCCAATCCAATAATTTGAAGGGTGGTCATAGTAGCATTAAAGATTAACTTGTCAGAAGTTAATGCTTCAGTACTTCCATCAGACCTAATAACTGCATATCTTTCTTCATCAAAAGAAAGGAATTTTTCATTTCTTCCTGCTTCAAAAGTCCCAGTCAATTCTCCACTAGCAATATTAAGACCAGTAAAAGTCTTTCTTATACTAATAGATGCATCAGTTAAATCTACATCTGATATATCATTTTTAGGTAAAAGAGTATAAAGACTATTATCTGAAGAAGACTGTAATGCTGTATTTACAATCTTAAGATCACTAACATCGATTTGAGAGGTGGGTAATAATCCACTCACAATCTGTGATACAGTTGCTACACCGGTAACAGTAATTTGAGTAGAAGAAGTACCAACAACCTTTCCATAAATTGGATCTGGACTTACCAGAGATCCATCAGTAAATGAAACTAAATCATTTAATCTCAAAGTTCCTGGGAAAACATTAAGATTAGGACTAGTTATTGTACTAATATAATTTGCACCCGATCCTGCAGTAATAGTAGCAACTCCAACAGTTACTTCATTAGATTGTATTATATCAGCACTAAATGTATTAATTCCAATAACACCACTATTTGTACCATAAACAGATTTAACGTCTGATACATCGTAAGTAGTAATAGCAACTGCTACCCTTGGATTCTGAACTCCATTAAAGATAAGATCTTCATTCTTAATAAAGGAACCTTCTACTTCATAAGCAGTTAAAGCAGTCCCTGCGGAAACAGATTCCTTAAGAAATGCTGTGGCACCACTATTAGCACCTTTAATATAAGTAGGAGTGGATAAAGTAATGGATTCATTAACAGCAATATCAGTTACGGTCTGGACATCATAAAGGGACATGTCCCATTCATTTAATTGCCCATATGTCGCATCATAACTTCCTGATTCTAATGCAATATCATAAACCCTAGCAACACCTATTTCTTTTCCAGGAACACCTGTTTGATCTACTCCAATTCTTTCATCCCGTAAAGTTAGAATATAAGTATTACCAATACCAATAGTTGGTGTTCCATAGACATTGTTTAATCTAACAGTAGGTCCAGTATTATAGATAATGGATTGATCTTCAGTTAATTGTGTAGTTCTAGTCTTATCTGCATCTAAAGCAGCAGAAGATATAGTTTCTACTTCATATCCTTTAACAAATGCTTTTCCGGGAGAAACATTATATAATGCCAAATCGGTAGAAGGGTTCCCTCCCATTTGAGTGAATTGACCTTCTTGATAAACTCCTCTATTGCCAATATTATCGTTTAAAGAATTTAAAACAGTAATATCAAATGGTTTTACATAATAATCTCCAGATTCATCATAAGTTCTACGAGCTAACTCAGATGCTAGATGATTATAGGCAGTAGTATTCTTTTTACTTTTAAGAACACCATCATTAACTGTTGCTAATTCAATAAAACTATCATCATTTGTATCACTTAAATCTTTTTTAAATAGACTCACAGAAATTTTAAGTCTATCTGCTCCCGGAGCAGCATAGTTATTATATCCCTGAGAATTATCTGCTAGGGTTTCGTCAAGATCAGCATTAATTATTTCTTCTAATATATTGAATCCAATTCTATAAGAAGGGGTATTATTATATTGATCTAAAATTAAAATTTCTGCGCTAACATTAATAAATTGACCCCTAACAAAATAAACACCATCTTCTACATGGAAAGCAGATCCTACAGCACTAGCATCTGATGCTATAGTAGCAGCAAAAGGACTATCAATAGCAATAGCGTTATTGCTTAGAAGTCCGGTAGTAAGAGTGGTATCACAAACTAAATTTTCAGCATCATCAAAGGTTTGTGCCGAATTATTTGCAGTACTAGAAGAAATATAATTAACATAAAGAGTTATATTACCATTTTCAGAATCTTCCGCTTGAAGAATTTTATTAACAACTGCAGTTGTACCAGAAGTTTGACCAGTAATTTTAGTTCCTACTAATTGATCAGCATATGCTGCAACTGGTACTCCCTGAAAAGTATTAGATAACTGAACTGCATAATAATTTTGACTATAACTGGTGTTGCCAGGTATTACCTTTGTTCCATCCTTGAAAAAATGCTCACCAAATTTTTCAATTTGATTCTGTAATATTGACTGCAGATTTGTTAATTCTCTTGCTTGGACTGGAAATCCAGGTTTAAACAGCACCTTATAATAATCCTTAGCAGGATCAAAGTCATCAAAGTATGGTGAGACGTTTAGATTCGTTTGCTGCGGCATGATTTCTTAGAATTGCAAGATAACTTTTATATCTTCTTTTTGGTTAGAGGACCTAGTAATAGATGGTCGGTTGTCCACATAAATCACTTTACCTGAGTATTTTTTAACTTCAGGGTTCGCAATACCACTATTAAATTCTTGACCAAGGTAATAGGTTCTATTATTTATTACGGTACTTATAGCTACCGCACCAGAACCAAAACTGGTATCAATTGCTAAATTAGAACCGGATGATGGAACTATAGTTAAACTTCCACCAGTACTTGGAGTAGCAGTAAAGGCATTCAACTTGAATCCGTAGGTAGGTTCAGTAACTCCCACACCGGCAGTATTAAATCCTGCAAGGGACTTATCTTGCCAATATTTTAAAACTCCAGTAGTTTGATCATAATTTACAACTCTTCCTACTGCAGTTGAACCTGTAGCAATAGTTTGAGTAACATAAGCATCAGCAGTGAAAGAAGCACTACTATACCCCGTTCCTGTTAATCTCAATGCATAAGTTGCTGCCGCTTTATCTAGACCTAAAAGAGAAGTACTATCAAAAGACTGAGGATTGCATACAACCCCTACTCTTGCAATCTGATTATTGGTTATAAAATCAGGATTTTCTGCATCATTTTCAATTCTAGAATAAAGAAGAACATTATATGCACCCAATTCCTCATAGATATTAAATCCATGCCCTCCAGGTGGAGAAATAATAACATCAAAAAGAGGACGAGTGGTTCCGGTAGGAACACTTCCTGCTTCTAAATCAACACTACCATAGGTATATCCAGAACCTTGATTAGTAACTGTTACTGTAGATACTTCATTAGAAGCATTAACAACTATAGTACATTCGGCGCCGGAACCATTTCCTTTAATAGGAACTCTAGTGTAAGACTTTCCGCCAGTAGGACCAATAGCAACTCCTCTATTAGTGATAGTAACTATTTTAATAGAACCATCAACAGCATTATCTCTAACAGCAGCATTATCACTACTAGTAGACCAATCTGAAGGAGTGGGAATATAATCAGTGGATTCAAACTTTACAATATCACTAGGTTTAATAGTATAAAGATATTTCCAAATATATCCATCTCCACTACTTCCAGCACTTCTAGGTTCTAAATCCGTAAAGGTTGGCTCATCCAAAGAAGGTCTTCCATTAGGATTATCTGGATCAGTACCGTTCTGGAGACACTCATAAACTCTATAATCACTATTCAGTACATAATAAGTGGCAGAGTATAAATTAGTTGCACCAGAAACCTTTGCAGTATTAGTACGACTATAATCACTCCGATAATAATCGTAAGTAGTACCAGAAGACCAACTATTTTTAGCCACTACTTGCCGCGCATCAGAAGCATTAACCTTCTTCATTGCGATCATAGTATCCCAATAATCATCTTCCTGATCGAAGTTATCTTTCGGAGATGGTGGATCAGTGTCCCAATCCGATTGATAATCTGTAGGATTGCAAAGACCAATAAAAGAATAATATGCATTAGCAGTGGATGTTACCCCAGCAACAAAATTCTTTGCATTTAATATTCTAAGTTGATCGGTTATAATTGCGGCCATTGGACAGAAGTTTTTATTTATTTATTTAACAATTAAGTAGCATAATTTTTAGACTTCAACTTATTGGTTCTTTGAACAATCATAGAAGTTGAAATCCCGGTTCCATTTGTTCCAATACCTGCTCCAGTGTATGCAGTATATGAAACTAATCCACTGCGAGAGGTAAGATCAATTCTTCCCCAACTAAAGGATCCGTAGAAATTAGAAGTAGTAATACCAACTGTAGTATAAGGTTTAAAGTCCCCATCTATCTTAACAAAAACACGATTCAGATAAGTAGTTCCTATTCCAACTCCTGAAGAATCAAGACCAGTAGGAGCATAAACAATTTCAGAACCATTAACCTCATAAACATTATCTATAAAGGCAGTTCCTACTCCTGTTGTACCCCCACCAGAATTAAGAGCAGTTATTGATGTAGTGGCGATACCTACATTAGAGAATTCAACAACAAAGTAATCATTAGTACTTATTCCACTAATAGTAATAGCAGTTCCTGTAAGAGTAGAATTCCGTAGGAATGAATTATCAGGGATATGAAGATCCATAATAAATTGTGTTCCTCCACTAATGGTAGTGGTTCCAAATCCAACAATCTCTCCTTGATCTCCCGCGTATACATTTACACTATTTCCTTCCTCTGTATAAACAGGAGGAGAAATCAGAACCTTAGGTGGGGAATCTGTAGTGTATCCATAACCAGGATTAGTAATTGCTGCACCCGTAATTACCCCATTAGCAATCGTTAATGAACCAAAAGCAGTAGTAGTTGTACCAATTCCAATTCCACCCTGAACTGTACTTCCGATACTCAATGTAGCAGTTGAATAACCTACACCACCTTCGGTAATATCAATAGATGAAATAGTTCCTAAACCAGAAACAATAGCAGTTGCAGCAGCAGAAGTCTTAGTTTCTTGGGCAACAAAGAGAACTTTATTCTGGAAACTTAATGCACTAGAATCTACATTCTCATTCTGCGAGTCAAATATTGGTCTTAAAGTATCAACATAGATTGTAGTTGAACCAATTCCTACAGTCTTAGTAATATATGCGAAAGGATGAATACGTGGTTCATATAAATCTCTATCTTTACCAATAGGTAAATCATTTACAAACATATCTTCAGTTTGTCTGCACCAGTTAACTGGTCTTACCAAAGTTTCATCTGCACTATTGCCAGGACCATAATAAGGATTAGTAGTGACCAAATCGGTAGAATTAATTTCCTGCACTCCGCGAGAATCTTCTTGAAGATTCTTTCCTTGTCCAAGAGAAGGACTATGACCAATTGTAAGATTGTCTCCAATCTTAACAGTCTCAATAATATCCTTGAATACTACGTCACTATCACCACTTCCCTTATAGAAGATAAGTTTAGAAGTATCATCTTTCTTAGGTGCTTCAGTAAATTCTATAACGCTACCACCGCTGAATTTATATCCTTGACCAGGAACCTGTAGAATGTCATTGATGAATACCAGAATAACATCCTGCACATCAATATTAGAACCTTTTCCTGCTCTA